AACTGTTTAGGCTTAATCGTTTAAATTTCAAGGCTTATATGTATATATAAACACTTTAAACACTTTATATATAAAACTAAATAAACATACATATAAGCGCGTATACACCTATACACATGTTAAAAAACGCGTATATGGCACATATACGCGTGCATGCGTTTATTCCGTTTAAAGTGTTGCAGAAAGGAGAAATAGCATGTTAGAAGCACAGTTAGAGCAGAAGATGAAAACCGAGGTAGAAGCGAGGGGAGGGATGTTCCTTAAATGGACATCGCCCGGATTCACAGGAGTACCTGATCGCATCGCGCTGTTACCAGGAGGGCGGGCGATATTCGTAGAAGTAAAGAAGCCTGGAACGAAAGACGGCAGGAGCCCGAGACAGAAGCGGGTAGCCTTTCAGCTCAGTGAGCTTGGGTTTGACGTGGTGCGAGCCGATAGCCTGGAGGACCTGACAGATGCTTTATAAGCCGCACGGGTACCAGCGCTTTGCAGAAGAGTTCATAGAGACACACCCCGAGGCGGGGTTGTTCCTCGACATGGGACTGGGTAAGACGGTTACGACCCTGACTGCGCTCTCTAAGCTCAGGTGGGATGTGGATAAGATCCTCGTGATCGCGCCTAAACGGCCGGCACTCGATACGTGGCCTGAGGAGATCAGCAAGTGGGATCACCTAAAGGACCTCACCTATAGCGTGGTCATGGGAAGCCCGAAGCAGCGAGAGGCCGCTCTTGCCGTCGAGGTTGATATTTACATCATCAACCGGGAAAATGTGGTCTGGCTCGTGAACCAGTTTAAGCGTAAGCCCTGGCCGTTTGACTGCGTGGTGATCGATGAGCTTTCGAGCTTTAAGTCACCTAAGGCTCAGAGGTTCCGCGCCCTTAAGCGGGTGCGGCCTCAGATCCGGAGGATCATCGGCCTTACCGGTACCCCGGCGGGCAATGGGCTTATAGATCTATGGGCAGAGTGCTTTCTTCTGGACGGCGGAAAAGCTTTAGGTAAAACTGTGACCGGCTATCGTGATCACTACTTCACGCCTGGGAGAAGAAACGGTGTGGTGGTCTATGAGTGGAACCCCAGAACAGGGGCAAGAGAGCAGATCATGGAAAAGCTCAAGCCCCTTTGCATCTCGATGAAGACGGAGGACTACCTGGATCTACCAGAGCGGCTTGATATCGAACGAACGTTCTTGCTTTCTGCCAAGAGCATGAAGCAGTACCAGAGCCTCGAGCGTGACTGTCTCTTGAACGTGGATGGTGATGCGATCGATGCGGTGAACGCCGCAGCACTCAACACAAAGCTTTTGCAGCTGTCATCCGGTGCAGTCTATGACGAGAACGGCGAGGCGAAGATCCTGCACGACGAGAAGCTCGAAGCCCTTGATGCCATCGTAGAAGAAGCCCAGGGTGAGAGTGTGCTTGTCTTTTATGCGTTCCGCCATGAGCTCGCAAGGCTTAAAGCCAGATACCCTGATGCAGTGGACATAAAAGAGCCGGACGCTATAGCGAGGTGGAAGGCGGGTAAGATCAAGATGCTGCTTGCGCATCCTGCTTCAGCAGGGCATGGGCTGAACCTGCAGTCAGGCGGCAGGATCTCGGTGTGGTTCGGGCTCACTACGAGTCTTGAACTTTACCAGCAGGCGATCAAGAGACTGCACCGGCAGGGGCAGACGCACACCTGCAAGAACTTCATACTGCTTGCTAAGGGTACTTATGACGAGCAGGTCTACCATCGCATTTTACGAGGCAAAGAGAGCCGCCAGGAGCTTGTCTTGCAAGCCTTAAAAGCTCGGATAGAGGAGGTGCGAAAATGTACGAAGACGTAAAAGATTACATGAACGAATACCAGATTTTGTGCGCGAAAGAGGCGAGAAAGCGCAGAGAGATCCAGCAGGCAAGGGAAGATCAGACGAGCATGGAGCTGGCGATGGACGGAATGCCTCACGGAAGCGTGAGGAGATCCCTTGCCGACTATGCTGCAGAAATTGACGAACTGGAAGCCGAGCTTGCAGAGATCACTGCTGCCAAGTTTGACGCGAGGCGGCGGATCACCTGGGAGATCGAGAGAGTAGAAGATCCAAAAGAGGCAGAGCTGCTTCACAGAAAATACATCGCGGGTGAGTCCTGGAGCGAGATCGAGAGCTCGATGGGCTACAGCAGACGGGCTGTTTTTTATAAATTTAAACAATCACTCAAAAAGATTGCACTAAATTGCACTAAATTGCACTAAATTGCACTTGATTTCACTACTGCCTATGCTAAAATGGTATCAGGAAATGTGTGAAAAACAAACGATACGTAATTGTGCAACTTTGATTGTGAGACATTTGATTCCTCTCTGTAGTATTTTCATGAACAACTAAGCAGGAAAAAGGCATCCGAACGAACCGGGTGCCTTTTTCATTTACGGAGGCGAGATATGGCGGCAAAATACGATTACTGGCTCTCAGAAGAGGGCTTGACAAAGATAGACGGATGGGCGCGCGACGGGTGCACAGACGATGAGATCGCTAAGCACTGCAACGTAGCGCCCAGAACGTTCGCAAACTGGAAAACAAAATACCCGCAGCTGGCGGCGATCTTACGGCAGGGCAAGGAATACGCTGACAGGCGCGTTGAGCGATCTCTTTACCAGAGGGCGCTTGGCTGCCGAGTGGAGGAGGTCATCTACAACGGCGACGGCGACATCGTAAAACGGATCGTCAAAGACGTCCCGCCAGACGTGACTGCGATCATCTTCTGGCTGAAGAACCGCAAGCCAGAAGAGTGGAGAGACAAGAGGGAGGTCGTCAAGGATGATGATAACGACCAGGTGCTGCTGTTCCTCAAGGCGATGAGGGGCGAATGATAAGGCTAAGCCCGAAACAGATCGAGTACACGAAGAACTCAACGCACCGGTGGAACATCAAGAGCGGGGCAGTCCGATCCGGTAAGTCGTTCGTTGACACAGCGAACGTGATCCCAGAGAGGATCATAGAGCGGCTCGGACTTCCCGGGCTTGTGGTGATACTGGGCGTATCCCGTGAGACTGTAGAGCGAAACGTCCTGCAGCCTATGCGTGAGATCTTCGGTAACCGGATCGGTTCGATCAAGCCAAGCACAAACACCGCTATCCTGTTCGGTCAAGAGGTCTACTGCCTGGGTGCAGAAAAGGTCAGCCAGGTGGCAAAGATCCAGGGCTCGAGTATCAAGTACTGCTACGGCGATGAGATCGCCAAGTGGAATAAGAGCTTTTTCGAGATGCTCAAGTCTCGTCTTGATAAGCCCTATAGTTGCTTTGACGGAGCCTGTAACCCGGAGCACCCCACGCACTGGCTCAAGGAGTTCCTGGACAGCGATGCGGATATTTACCTGCAGCACTATGAGCTATTTGATAACCCGCATCTTCCGCAGGCTTACGTGGAGAACCTTTGCAAAGAGTACGAGGGTACGGTCCTCTATGATCGCCTGATACTTGGACTGTGGAAGCGCGCTGAGGGTGCGATCTACAGGAAGTACGCAGATAATCCGAAAGCCTTTGCGGTCGACAGTAAAACGGTCATCGACAAGCCACTTGAGCGTCGCCCGAAGATCCAGAGGATCGTGATAGGCGTGGACTTCGGCGGCAATCAGTCTGGCCACTCTTTCGTGGCCACGGCGTTCTTGCACGATGGCAGGATCGTCCCGGTCGCATCCCGTAGAGTGATGGCTAAGGACTTCGGCAAGCCGATCGATGCGAGCATCCTGGACGGTCTTGTCTGCGACTTCGTTGAGTTTGTCATAGGCAAGTACGGCGGCGTGACTACGCTGTACTGGGATAACGCCGAGACCGTTCTGGGGAACACGATCAGAAACGCCATCGCAGGCAGGTGGCCAGAGATCTCGGTCAGACCTGCGTGGAAGACCAGGATCAAGGACAGGATAAACACAACGCTTCGGCTCATGGGCGCGGGGCGTTTGCAGCTAACAGAAGACTGCGAGAGCCTATCAACGGCTTTCCAGGAAGCTGTATGGAATGATAAAAAACAAGAGGACGAAAGACTGGACGACGGCACTAGCGACATCGACAGTCTGGATGCATTCGAGTATACGATAGAGCGAGATATCAAGTATCTCCTGGAGGACTGACGCATGAACTACAAGGCTACAAGAAATTGGGAAAATGCGAACAAGATGATTTTTGAGGGCTACGGGGAGTACGAGATCCCTGGGATCGCGCCGGTCTACGACGTGCCCGACTCCTGGATTTCGTTTAACTACGCTCGTACCGCGAAAGACCACAGCGTAGGCGTTCACCACTTCGTGGATGATTACCAGTTTCTGCGTGAGTGGACGCAGCCGGACGCTTATATTGAGCTGTTTAAGAAATTCACCTGTGTTACCTCGCCAGATTTCAGTACATATGCTGACTTTCCGGTGGCTTTGCAGATCTATAACCACTATCGCAAGCACTGGATTGGTGCATACCTGCAGTACCACGGGGTAAACGTAATACCGACAATCTCCTGGAGCCTGCCGGACTCATATGCGTGGTGCTTCGATGGTGAGCCAGTAGGATCCGTGGTGGCGGTGTCCAGCGTGGGGGTTATGCAGAACAAAGAATACCGGCGGCGGTTCATGCAGGGCTATAACGAAATGCTCGCGAGGCTGCAGCCGAGCAAGATACTGTTTTATGGATCCGTACCGGATGACGCTAACGGCAATATAATCCGGATTAAGCCATTTACAGAGCTGATGAAAGAGAGGTTAAGCGATGGGCGGTAGAGGATCAAGTAGCGGCATAGCTGCCTTTGACGTAAATATGGGAGTTGGTACCTCACGTTTTTTAGTTCGCGGCGGAAAGACTTTCCGCGAGTCAGGCGATCAGATCAACCTGTCGCCTGAGCGAGTCATTAAAAACGCCAAGGCCGCAGGCTATGACGTGAAGATCTACAGCGCGTCGCAGCAGCGAGCTAGAGAACGTAGCAGAGCTGCGGACAGAGCGGCAACGAATGACTTTTTAAACGCCTCTGACGTAAATATGGGCGGAAACCGACGCGACCAGAGAGCGGCAACGCGTGGCCGTCGAGGATCAAGGCGAGGTGTGTAAATGGGTATTTTTACAGGAATCTGGAGGAGGGTGCGGAGCATGTTTGAACGCGCAGACGTAAAACAGATAATCGGCGGCGAGATCGAGCTTACTGCCCAGATGATCGACAGCATAGACCTATGGCAGAATATGCTCATAGGCTCTGCGCCATGGACGAATAAGACCCCATCCCTGGGGCTTGAGCTCGGCATCTGCAGGGAGTTCGCGGATGTGGCTATCAACGAGATGGAAGCAAAGGTCGAAGGCAATGACGCGCTTGACCAGATATTCCAGACCGCGGTCAGAGACCTTAACGAGAACCTGCAGGATGGTCTGGCGCTCGGCTCGCTGATCATCAAGCCGCTGATGGGCGGCCAGGTAGAATACATAACCGCAGATAACTTTATACCGGTTCGCTTCGATAACGGCAGACCGGTCGACTGCGTTTTTATCGAGCGCAAGCAGCTGAACGAGAATAAGTTCTACCACAGGCTTGAACGGCATACCTTGACCCCTGCCGGGCTTATGATCACGAACAAAGCATATATGAGCACTTCGAGCTCCAAGATCGGTACCCCGGTAAGCCTTGATGCGGTAACAGACTGGGCGGATCTGCCTGAAGAGATCAGCTACCCTGGTATGACCAAAATCGACTTTGGGTACTACCGGAACCCGCTCAAGAACCGCATCGACAACAGTCAGTGCGGCGTTTCTGCATATTCCGGCCCTGCTATCGACAGGATCAAGTCTGCTGATATACAAGCGGCGAGGCTCGACTGGGAGTATGAATCCGGTGAGCGCGCGATCCATGTAGACGAGAGGGCGCTTAAAACCAGCTTAAACGGCAAGAAGTCAGTGGCGAAAAGCCATGAGAGACTTTACCGCGGGCTGAATATAGACCAGAAGAACGATGAACTCTTTAAAGAGTACAACCCTCAGATGCGGGATGACAGCTACAGACAGGGCCTCGAGACGGCGCTCCGTCAGGTCGAGTTCTCCGTAGGGCTGGCATACGGCGATCTGTCAGATGCGCAGTACGTAGAAAAGACCGCGACTGAGATCAAAGCAGCAAAACAGAGAAAATACAACCGCGTGGCGGCCATCCAGGAGAATCTTAAGGCGTGCCTGGAAGATCTGGTCGACGCGCTGGCTTTCTATAATTCGAGCTATACAACTACCTATTCACTCTCTTGCGCCTTTAATGACTCCATCCTGACCGACGAAGATGCCGAAAGAAATCAGGATCGGCAGGATGTGAGCATGGGCGTACAGCGCCTGGAAGAGTACAGGGCTAAGTGGTACGGCGAAGACATTGAGACCGCACTGCAGAACCTGCCAGAAGCGGCCGGCAGCGTGATTGACAACCTGCCGCCAGAAGAATAATGGCAGGCTATAAGGAAAAATACGCAGACCAGATCCAAGAGCAGTTCTATAAGCTCGAGGACCGGATCTGCGCGGACATAATTCGCCGGATAAAAAAGACCGGCGAGATCACCAGTACAGCAGACTGGCAGATCAATAAACTGACTGAACTGGGCTACTCGTCAGCGGAGATCGAGGACATGATCCGGGAGACGCTGAGGCTCACATACCCGGACGTTTTCGAGATGTACGATAAAGTGATCGACTGGGAGTATGTACGGAACCGTAAGATCTATGAGCAGATCAACGCTGAGTATATCCCGTTTGAGGACAACGCGCAGCTGCAGCAGCTCTTACAGGCTGCAAAGGATCAGACCCAGGAGCAGCTTCTTAACCTGACGCAGAGCCTCGGCATCGTACAGCAGATCGGTGGGCAGTTTACCCTTCTGCCTCTCACTCAGTTTTACCAGCAGACACTTGACGCCGCAGTATTCGATATCGCCTCAGGGGCGTTCGACTATAACAGCGTGCTCAAGCGTACTGTAAACATGCTCAGCCGGTCAGGGATCAGATCCGTTGATTACGCCTCAGGCTGGTCAAACCGGATCGCAGTCGCCGCCAGACGCGCGGTGCTGACAGGGCTATCCCAGATGACCGCAAAGATCAACGAGTACAATGCGGAGAAGCTAGGCACTGAGTTTTTTGAGATAGACAGGCACGATGGCGCCAGGCCTACCCACAGACCTTGGCAGGGAAAAGTATGGAGCAAAGAGCAGCTGGTCTCTGTTTGCGGTTTGGGGACCGTTACGGGGCTGAACGGCGCGAACTGCTATCATGTATACTTCCCATTCATTCCGGGGGTATCTGAGCGCAATTATACTGATTCTGAGCTGCGCCGGCTAGATGCCTTAGAAGATCAGAAAAAGCAATTTAAGGATAAAGAATACAACGCCTATGAGGCTAGGCAGAAGCAGCGGCAGATGGAGACAGCTATGAGAGCGCAGCGCGCCAAAGTCAGAGGCTTAGAGCGCGGCGGAGCAGACCCCATGGATGTGACGATCGCGAAAGCCCGGTACCAGGGCCAGCTCGCTGAGTATAAACGATTCTCAGACGCTATGGGGCTCAAAACCCAGATGAACCGGGTCTATATCGACGGGCTGGGCAGAGTGGCGCCAGGAAAAGCGTTTACCCTGACCCGCGAGCGTGATATAATTAAAATGAGTCGGGATAAATTAAAATCCGGAACCTATTCTGTAACACAAAAACAGATTGATGACTTACTCTCTGGCGAGCTTAGCAACTTGCGCTTTAAGGCTCATCCGCAGTATAACGCGCGTATACGCTCGCCAGGAAAAACTACGTTCCTTGTTTACTCCTGGGGCGAGGTCAAGGGCGTAAAAAAGATCGAAATAGGTAAGCAGTACAGAGACACGGAAGAGTCTTTGATCGACACTATATTACATGAAGAGCTAGAGGCGCGCTTAACGCTACGCTTTGGCGCTGCCCAGATTCTGCAATGGGGCGATGAGGAAGTGCATCGCCGGATCGACTCAATCATAAAAAGGTATTTTAGAATGCGAGGCTGGGACTATGGACTGGTATGATGTTGACGACATTTTAATAGACGGAACAAAGGCGCAGATTGCAAACTTACGTTGCCCAGATTGCGGCGGGCGTTTAAAGTATACGTACTCCGGGGGCGAAACTGCCGGGAGGTTGGCCGTATCCTGCACAAAGTGTTACGCTTTAGAGGTTCTGCATAAACTACCTGAGCCGAATTGCGTCCGCCTTTTTGGGAAAAGCGCAACAGTTTGATCTTATACCGATTATCAAAGCACCTGAAAGGGTGCTTTTTTAATACCCAAAATTCGCCAAGCTGCAGGCGTACGAGAGCAGCACCCGAGCCAAGAGATAGGCGTAAAAAATCGTAGGGAGAAAGGAAACAGTATGAAAAGGGATTTTTTAGAAGGACTGGGGCTGGAAAAGGACGTGATCGACAAGGTCATGGCAGAAAACGGCAAAGACGTTGAAGCAGAAAAAGCCAAGGTAAAGGCGGCAGAGTCTCAAAGAGACAAGCTGCAGGAGCAGCTTGATACCGCAACCGAGGCACTGGACGAGTTCAAGGACGTCAAGCCAGACGAGCTGCAGCAGACTATCACTGACCTGCGGAAGCAGATCAAGGACAAGGACGATGAATACGCAGCCAAAGAAGCTGATCGTGCTTTCAGGGAAAGTGTAGAGACGGCTATCAAGGACGCCGGCGGCAAGAACGCAAAGGCGATCATGGCTCTGCTTGATCTGGATGCACTGAAAGAGTCCAAGAACCAGAAAGACGACGTCAAAACCGCGCTCGAGGGGCTGGCTAAAGACAATGATTATCTCTTTGGGTCTAGCGAGCCGATCCAGAATCCTACCCACTCTACTAATAACCCGAAACCTGAGGACGGCGACTCCGCGCTCAGAGCAGCGATGGGTCTCCCGCCGTTAGAAAAGTAAAGAAAGGATTGTTAAATGGCAAACAGTATTGCATTAGCGAAAAATTATATAGCTCTCCTAGATGAGGTATATAAGCTCGCGTCCCTGACTTCTGTCTTGGACTCTGACCCGACGGGGATGAAACAGGGGGCGAACGCAAACGAGATTTTGATCCAGAAGCTGTCTATGGACGGCCTGGCCGACTATTCCAGAAATGACGGTTACGTAAAAGGTAACGTAAAGCTGGAGTGGGAGACTGTAAAATTTAACTACGACAGAGGCAGACTCTTTGAAGTCGACTCCATGGACGACGAGGAAACCGTAAGAACCGCTTTCGGTAGACTGGCTGGCGAATTCGTGAGAACTAAGGTCGCACCGGAAGGTGATGCCTTCACCTTCGCGCAGTTGGCGTCTGAGACAGGGATCTCTAAGGTATCCGCTGGGGCTACACTGTCCACCGGCGCGAACGTTATGGACGCGATCGCGGCAGGAGCAGGCCAGATGGACGAGGACGAAGTACCGCAGGATCAGAGATACCTGTTTATCACTCCGACCCTGGGTAACCTGATCAAGCAGATGGATACTACCAAGTCCAGAGAAATGCTTGACACCTTCGCAGGCGTGATCAGGGTTCCGCAGAGCAGATTCTATACAGCCATCGACCTGTACGACGGTGTGGACCACTCTGGCACATCCGGCCAGGTAGACGAGTCCGCCGGGTACTTCGCGAAGGCTACAGGTGCAAAGGACATCAACTTTATGATCGTGCATAAGCCGGCAGTCATCAAGTTCAACAAGCATACCGCGGCGCCTATTATCGTACCGGATGCTAACCAGAGATCTGATGGCTATATCCAGAAGTACAGAAAGTACAGCCTGGTCGACGTTTACGAGAACAAGAGAGCGGGTATCTACCTGCATCACAAGGCATAGGAGGCAAACATGGGACGAATCGTGGGACTCGTATTCGACTCCGACCCAGTTGAGCTGACAGATCTGACAAAGGCAGAACTGAAAGAGCGGCTGGAGTCTGCAGGGGTCGAGTACGACGAAAGAATGAACAAGGATGAGCTGATCGCTCTCCTGCAAGAGTAGGGGCTGCGCTATGAAGGCGTACGCTACCTACTCTTTTTATACGGATACGTACGGCGGCGAGGCGGCAGAAAGCGAGTTCAATCGGCAGGTATATAAGGCCAGTCGTTTTCTCGACAAAATAACATTTGACCGCGCGGCCGCAGTAACGGATCCCGACACTCTCGAACTGCTCGCGTACGCCGTTTGTGAAATGGCAGACCAGTTGACAGCTGAGGCAGCTGCAGCCGTAGATGGTAAGACGGTGAAGTCCGTTTCAAACGACGGTTACTCCGTCAGCTTCGTCACAGAGGCTGATGGAGGAGCCAGTTTGACCTCACAGAGGCTTTATGGCATCGCAGAGGGCTATTTACCTACTGAGCTGCTTTCGTTTGTCACAGGAAGCCTGGGAGCCCCGTATGAGTAGCCTGGTCTTCACCAATACCGTAACCCTGTTCAATCACCATAAAGGCCAGTGGTTCAAGACTGTTCTGACCGGCGTACAGTGGAAGGACAAGGTTACGAAGGCCGTAGACTCTGACGGTAAGATCGTGGTCACGCCAGAAGTGAGCCTGACGGTCCCGGTAAGACCCGGTTATGTTGAACCTAAGGCCTTTACTGGCGAAGGCTTCACCTTCGGCGCAGGCAACCTGGATGTGATCGTCCTGGGCGAGATCGCAGATGAGATCACGCAGGATTTTACGATCACGAACCTGCGAAAGAAGTACGATCATGTGGCAACTATTTCAGGCGTGGCGGATAACACGCTGCGGCCGATGCTGCGGCACTGGAAGGTGACGGCAAAATGAGGCTGAAAATGAGGCGCGTGGAGTGTGACGTACAGAAGATCATAGACTCCCACGGTCTGGGCAAAGGCGGCACAATACAAAGGTACATTGACAGCGAAGTCCTTCGCCGCTGCGAGCCCTATGTACCGAGAGACACCGGAGAACTGATCCGGTCGGGGGTACGAAACACGGAAGTCGGATCTGGCAAGGTCGTATATAACACACCGTACGCCCGGCGCTGGTACTATGAGCCGGCTAAATTCCAGGGCGCGCCCAAGCGGGGTAACTACTGGTTTGACCGCATGTGCAATGAGGGCGGCCGTGAGGCTATCCTCAGAGGCTGTGTGGCGATCGCAAAGAAAAGGACGTAACTATGAGCAGAACGAGCGGAGTGGTGGACTGGCTTAGCACCTGTCCATTTTTAGACAAGATCGAGGCGATCGACGTCAATCAGCTGTCGCCGGAGCTGGAGGCGCTTGGAGTCTACAAGCAGCCTACCAGAACGGTCACAGGGATGATAGACGGGGGTGCCATCATAAATGAGATTTACTATCTGCTTTTCCGCCAGCCTGCGCAGCTCGCGCAGGAGCGGCTGAGCAGTGAGGAGTATCTGGAAAAAGTCGAGGGCTGGATCGAGGATCAGAACTGGGTAGAGAACTTCCCACAAATCAGGGCAACGGTCCACGATGTAGAAGTGGTCAACACATTTTACATGATGGACCGCGATGACGATGAGGCGGTCTACCAGCTTTCGATCGCTATAACATACGAAAGGAAACCTAAATGATTAAGAAGCATCAAATCGGGTTGTTCGTCAATACCGCGACCAGCGGTACAGCCAGCTGGGCGCGGATCAAGAAATCCACGGAGCTGACAATCAGTATGAATCCTGAGACGGAAGACGTGGACTACATCGCAGACGAATCACCGACAACCGAACTAAAGCAGTATAAGCCTGCGATCTCGCAGCCGCTCAAGATGATCAAAGGGGAGCCGGATTTTGAAGCTGTCTGGCCGAAGTTCTTTGACCTGAAGACCGGCGAGGAGGCCAAGATGGAAGTCCTGGTCGTATTCATATTCGATAAAGACGGATCCGGGGGGACTGCCAAGTACAAGGCGTGGAAGACCAACTCGCTTGTCACGTTCAATGAGCTAAACGGCGTGGACAGCGAGCTGAGTTTTGACATCAACTTCGGCGGCACGATCGAACGCGGAACCTGTACGCTGACAGGCACGGCGCCGGACTACTCGCCGACATTTACAGTCGGAACGGAAGCTAACGGAGAAAACTAGGAGGAAACTATGGACAGAATGATCTACGACGGCCAGGAGTACGAGCTGGCCAAGATGAACATGAAGATGGCGCGCCTGATCGACCGGACGGAGAAATCCGCTACAGTCGTGGAGGCGTACACAAATGAACTGGAGACAGTCAAGGCGGCTCTGGGTGACGACACAGTAAAGGAACTGCTCGGCACGCTGGTCCTGGAAGATATCGAACTGACAGACCTGGTGCTGATCTATAACGCGGTTACAGCAGGCTATGAAGCCCGGATCGAAGCGGCAAGGCGCGCAAAAGAGACTGCTGATGTAGACCGCCCGGCGCTCAAAGCGGTTCGTGATATGGCCGCAGACGTCAAGATCATCCAGGCCATAGATAGATAAATATGCTTGACCTTAAACAGAAAGGCCTGCCTAACGCCCTTGAAGTGCGTGGGCAGGCGTTTTTACTTAACACGGATTTTAGGGTCTGGCTGGACTACCCCAGGCTGATCACAGAGGACCCAGGCGCGTTTTTCGCAGACTGGGCGCCTATCTTCACGCAGGAGGTAGCCGATCAGCTGGACCTCTTTTATAACCCGCCGAGGGAAGTACCACGCGGCTCCGGGTCCGGCACCCCGTTAGTAGACTGGGAAGTCGACGCTGATCTGATCTATGCGGCGTTCCTGCAGGCCTACGGTATCGATCTGCTGACTGCGGACCTACATTGGCTTAAGTTCAAAGCGCTGTTTGACGCGCTGCCGGACGACACCCTGATGGTCAAAGTAATCCAGTGGCGGGGGTATAAAGGGTCTGACAAAGATATGTTAGAACTGAAAAACATATGGGCGCTGCCTGAAAAGCTCACCGAGGAAGAGCAGCAGGCAGTGGATGAGTTTAACGAGCTCTTCGGGTGATTAGATGGCTGACGGCAGAATGATATTCGATACCCTGCTAGATGTGACGGGTATCAGAAAAGGACTAGAAAAGATAAAAGGCATGTCATCCGATGAGCTGAGCGGCGCTGGAAGCGTCTTCGAGCAGACCGGAGGCAAGCTGACAAAGTATATCACCAAGCCTGCTCTCGGGGCGGCGGCAGCGCTCTCAGGGCTTTCGCTGGTCAAGGGCTTTAACCGATTAAAAAACATCGATACCGCAAAAGCCCAGCTTGAGGGGCTGGGGCATTCTGCGAAAGAAGTCGAGGCTATCATGGATTCAGCTATGCAGGCGGTAAAAGGCACAGCCTACGGCTTTGACGAAGCGGCTACAGCGGCGGCGTCTGCCGTAGCTGCTGGCATCAAGCCCGGCAAAGAGCTGACCCGCTACCTCGGGCTGGTAGGAGACGCGGCGGCGCAGTCTAAGCTCTCATTTACCGACATGGGCTCGATCTTCAATAAGGTCATGGCGTCCGGGAAGATCTCCATGGAGGAGGTCAATCAGCTGGCAGACCAGGGCATCCCGATCTATAAAATGCTCTCCGAGCAGCTGGGCGTCACTCAGGCGGACGTCCGGGAGATGGTGTCGGCTGGCAAAGTCGACTCTGAGACGTTCCTCGCGGCGATAGAGACCAATATCGGTGGCGCGGCTAAGATCATGGGCGAAAAGTCCTTTACCGGCGCGCTCGCTAATATCGGCGCGTCGCTCAGCCGTATCGGCGCGAACTTCCTTGACGCAGGAGGTAAAGGCGGAGGATTCTTCTCTCAGCTCAAGCCGCTTATGGCAGATCTCATGGATACCCTAGCGAGCCTCGAGGACAAGGCAGCCGTATGGGGCGAGAAGTTTGGCAAGGCCTTCTCGACGGTAGTCAAGGTGGTCAGCGCGGTACCCGCGCCCATCCTGGCGATCGGTACAGCTATGGCGGTATCCGCAGGACCCGCGATGCAGCTCGCCGGGAAGATTCTGAGAACAGTTGGTGCGATCCAGACCTTCAAAGCCGAAGAAAAGGCTATGAGCACGCTTGCGGGGATCGCAAACGGCAAACTCACCGTGCAGCAGGCTCTGGCTATGAAGTTAGGAGAAGCGCTAAAGCGAGCGGCAAGCAGCACGCTGGCCTTCGTGAAGAACCTGGTCACGAAGATAACGACGACCGTTACAGATACCGCAACGACTTCTGCGAACACAGTAGCGACCACGCTCAACGGTACGGCGGCAGGCGCGGCGGCGAAAAAAGTACTCGCTTTTGCCTCTGCGCATAAAGTCGCTATGCTGGCTTCACTGGGGCTCGTTGGCGCACTTGTCGCGATGGCGGTCTATATGGCGAAGAGCGGACTCAGCGCTGATGAAATGGCAGCTAAGATCACAGGCTTTGCGGATATGGCGGCGGCAATGATAACGAAATTCGCTGCAGCGCTCCCGCAAATGCTCCCGCAGCTTACAGCGGCATTCGTCCAGGTGATCAACTCCCTGGTAGGTACACTGCCGACACTTATCCCGGCGTTGCTGCAGGCGGCGGTCTCGCTGTTTATGGCATTGGTCGACGCGCTACCTACCGTCATCCAGGCGTTAGTGGTGGCGCTGCCGACGGTGATCCTGGCAGTGGTCAATGCGCTGATAACTGCGATCCCGACTCTGATCCAGGCGGCGATCACACTGTTCATGGCGCTGGTAGAAGCGATACCTACAGTCATCCAGGCTTTAGTAGACGCGCTCCCTACCATCATCCAGGCGATCGTAGACGCGATTCCGGTACTGATCCCGGCGCTGATCCAGGCGGCGATAACGCTGTTCATGGCGTTTATCGAAGCGATACCTACGATCATATCCGCATTGATACATGCCATGCCGCAGCTCATCATGGCGATCGTCACTGGGCTGCTTGCGGGTCTCGGTCAGATCTTCAGCGTAGGCGTGCAGCTGCTCAAACGGCTCTGGTCCGGTATCAGCAGCTGGGCAGGCTCGCTGAAGAGCAAGGTCAAGAGTGTGGCCAGCTCGCTCCCGGGAAAAATCAAGGATGGCATAGGCTCACTCATGTCCATCGGTAAAAACTGGATCGAGGGCCTGTGGAACGGCATCAAGGATAAAAAGGACTGGCTATGTAACAAGATCAAGAGCGTTGCTAAAAGTGCGAAAGACGCGATCAAGGACTTCTTCGGGATCAAGTCGCCGTCCACCGTTATGAGAGACGAGGTCGGCATTTATATCCCGGAAGGTATAGGCGTCGGCATCCAGAGACGGACAAAGAGCCTGATCGCTCAGGCACGCGCGCAGGCGGCGGAAGTCAAAAGCGCGTATGCAGAAGGCCTGGGCGCAGGCGAGCTGACTACGATCGGCTCCCGGTTCGCCACAGCGGTAGCGCAGGACGCGCCGGTAGCGGCAGAACCCGCAAATGTAGAGCAGACCTTTAACTTTTATCAGCCGTTCGAGTCTCCGATCGAGGTGGCGCGCAGGCTGAAACAGCAGGCAATGTACGGACTGGCAGGTGACAGCTAATGGCAGAAAGAAACATAGTACTAAGAGCCGTCAGGTCAGACGGCCAGGTCTTCGAATACAACGGAGACGACTGGGGGTTGACGAGCCTTGAAGGCGTCGACTTCCCGAAGTTTGAAATATCGAAAGCGGACAGGGGTTACGGCAACGGTTCGATCATCACTGGTAAGCGAAAAGAAGCCCGAGATATCGATATCAAAGCGAGAGAGCGTAACGCGGGGAACAACACGCTCGACCGCCCTCTCGCTCTGGGCTTTCACAACAGTAACTTTACCTTTGATCTTTATATCACCTATATGGGCGTGACCAGGATCGCAAAAGGCTGCGAGCTGCAGGGGTCCAAGTGCCCGTCTGGAAACGTCTTCGACGCGCTGACGCTCACGGTCTCCTACCTGCACCCTGAGTCTGATCTGCTGGGCGAGGCAAGCGAGTCGACCACCTTCACGGCGGTAGACCCGATGTGGCACTGGTCACGGGTCTACACCCAGGGCGGATCCCTGATCTATGGGGTCATCAATCACGCTACGAGTAAAGTACTCAACTACCTGGGAAGTGAGGACACCTTCATACACGTGCGCCTGGAGGCGTCTGGACTCGTTGAGGGCGTCAATATCGGCGTAGGCAGTATAAACGTCCATATTGACTGTACGCTGGGCTCTGGGGACGTTCTGGAGCTCGACAGCGAGGCCAAGACCGTAAAGGTGAACGGGGCAGATCTGGCGCCGGCAAGCTATAACGGCGAGTTGGTGCCGAAACTGATTTTGACCTATGGCGATAACGTCGTCACGGTCAAGGCAGACGATGAAGGTAACACGGCCTTTGATGCTGACGTGACCTACGTCGGCAGATACGGAGGTATCTAATGATCAGGGCAACAGACTACACAGGAAAACTGCTGGGCAATGTGGACTTTATCGAGGCAAGCTGGGATCGTAAATGGTCAGAGCCGGGCGAGTTCATGGTCTACATGGCTCTGGCAGAGTACAACCGGCTTGACGCTCTGGGCATGAAGTACCTGGAAAACGTCGGAAGACCGGAAACTGGTGTGATCCAAAAAATCGAGTACAAGCGCGAGACTTCGGGGCCGACCGTTACGGTATCAGGCAAATTCGTTGACGCACTCCTGGACTTCGGCGCGCACCGAAAAACCCAGGTCGTGAGCGCGTCGACTGCCGCGGCAGTCAAGACAGCGATTATGGCGTATATAACTAATGCGATCGCCGGCGTGCCGGTCGGGGGCACGACTTATAAGCCTCTTGAATCCGTGACAATAGCATCCGGATCTAGCTTTCCTACGTCCGCAGACGTGTCTATCGACCCGGACATGCAGATGGGCGAGGTCCTCTACTCTATCCTGTCCGGGACAGGGTACGGGCTTTTGACCTCTGTAGTGGCTTATCCTTCCGCTGACGGCTCCGGCTCTGTGGGACTCTCAGTGAAGTTCGCCCCCGGGGTGGAGCGGACTGAGGGCGACGCAGGGGTATTTTTCGGCAAAGCGTACAACAATGTGGACAGTATGAGCTATACGCTAGATGAGTCCGCGGAGTTTTGCCTTTACGAGATCCTGCAGGAAGTCGAGGCAGACGTCTACGGGAGCTATTCGAGCTCCTATTTTCCGATCAAGTTCACCGAGGTAGAGAACGGCGAGACGAAGTATTTCATAGGGTGCACGTACTACTACGAGGGCAACCGGCCGAGCAACCTGGGCGCCTGCTACCCGAAGAAGATCTTAAAGACCTCGCTGTCCTCAGATGAGTGTGATCTGAAAGTCACGACTGCGGCGAACCAGCAGAAGATCAAAAATCTGATGCAGAAAAAGGCGCAGCTGGATATGCTGGACCGCTACAAAATAGAGACCATATCGATAAACGTGATCCAAGAGAGATTCACCTACCTGCAGGACTATGACCTGGGCGACAGGTGCGTTGCTCTGATCGACGATATGGAGCAGTTATACTATGCCCGGATCGAACAGATCAATGAGACTCACCGGTCTAACCGGATCGACGTGCAGCTGGTTCTGGGAACTCCGAGCAAGCAAAGATGGAGGACTAAATAATGGCAGAAATTTATTACCCATTCGAGTCGCTCAACACCGGGACCGCATCAGATCCCGTCTACGATAGAGCAATCACAGCAGAAATGGAGCGGTCGTTCAATAAACTGCGCTACACCAATGGAGTGTTCAGCTCTGTGGGGAGCGGGCTAGCAGTATCCGCTAACAACAATATGATCGTTACCGTAGGAACCGGCGGTGCGCATATCGAAGGCGCGATGTACGTTAACACTGCGCCGCTCAATCTGACCGTAGAAGCGGCTAGCGCGTCGCTGAACAGAATCGATCGTGTGGTACTGCAGTTCAATACTTCGGTATCTGTCAGGTCGGTCAGGGCGCTGATCAGAACAGGGACAGCCGCGACGAATCCGGTAGCGCCGGAGCTGCGGCAGGAGTCGAACCTGTTTGAGATCGCACTGGCGGACGTATACGTGAAAAAAGGCGCTACAGGTATCCCGCAGAGCGCGATCACCGATCAGCGTCTTAACTCGGCACTGTGCGGCTTTGTCGTAGCGGCGATCCCCACCAGCGTGGACACAACAGGGCTGTTCGATCAGTACCAGGCGAGCCTAAATGAATGGCTTGATACAGTAGCAGCGGCTCTGGACGATACCCTGGCGGGGAATCTGCAGAACCAAATCACAGCGCTGGGAACCAGATTGACCGCGGAAGAGAACAAGGTACAGCCTATCGCTAAAGGCGGCACGGGAGCTACTACAGCGGCTGCGGCGCGAAAAGCGATATTGGAAAACAAAGCGCTAAGTATTGCAGAAGGCGGAACAGGTAAAACAACAGCAGCGGAAGCACGTGAGGCATTGGGCATAACGGAAAGCATAATATCTGATGTTACACAGCAGTCAGGTAATAGAAAAATGCGAACAGTAAAGCACGCAAATGGTGACCTGGAGCAGTATATGTGGGCATCCAACGTGTCAATGATGTTCGTTGCCAATGGGAACAAGTTTATCGATTATGTAACATTCAACCCACTGGAAAGCTTTGCAGAACCCGAAAAAATAGTCATTTATGCCTCGTGTATAAGCGATGCGGGGATCGCATTTTTATATGCAAACAAGTTTGAGAATGACAACAAAAAAGCAATATGTTATTTCGAGTGCCCGGCAGCGGGAGCGCGAACAATCGAACATCTGACGATATACGCGAAAGGACGGTGGAAGTAGTGATACCAGTAGCGTTAGTACAGGAGTATGAGGTGGCGACATTAGAAAAGTGCATCGAAATGTTTGGTGATTCGACAGATACGGAAAGAACCTTTTACCAGACATTTCTTATGAGAACGGATCATATCCCATTAAAACTGATTGAAGGGTCAGTTTCTTCTGCCGATGTTGCGGAAGAATTGAAATATCGGGAAATTGCGCGGCAGGAAATCGCAAGGCTTGAAGGTAAGCCGAATGAGCCGAAAGCGGACAAGATAACGCTGGACGCACGTATAACTAACATTGAGGCGGATGTATTTAGCATGGCAGTAGACCATGAAGAACGAATCATTATGATGGAACTCGGGCTGACCGAGTAGAAAGGAGCAAAAATGCTGTACAGAATGTTAAAACGATTAATTGAGCTGGGGAAAACGGAAGGGCTGGAAGAACGTATCGACGTATTCTTTGCGGCCGGAAAAATCACAGAGGATCAGTACAACGAACTGATCGAAATGCTGAAAAAACAGGAGGTGTAAGCCATGAAAAACGAAACCATTAAAGCGTTCATCCGGCTGCTGGTGGCAGCTATTCTGACGCTGAACAGCGTGCTGACTGCGAAGGGTCTGAACCCTATCCCGTTTGATGAATCGGCATTTTCTGATGTCGCGCTGCAGGTAGCGACAGGGCTGTCAGTTATTTGGGTGTGGTGGAAAAACAACAACGTGACCCGCGCCGCCAAGGAAGCGCAGGGCTATAAGAAGGCGCTGCAGGAAGACGGCGATGGCTCTGATAGTCAGGAGGTGTAAGCATGTTAACAGTATCTCAACGCCAAAGAGGCTTAGCACATTATTACGGCTGCTATAAGGGCAGAATCGACGGTAAGAACGGCCCGGGAACAAAGAGCGCGGTAAAGAAGTTCCAGAAGCTTCGCGGGCTGAAGCGGGACGGTAAGTACGGCCCGAAGACAAACGCTGAACTGGTAGCTGTTGTAAAATTGATCCAGGCGATCGTGGGCGCGAAGCAGGACGGCGTATGCGGTCCGGACACGGTAGCGGCGATCAAGGCGAAACAGAAAGCCTGGGGGCTGGTGCAGGACGGCATTTGTGGCCCGAAATTCTGGGGGCGTTACAGCGGCAACGGAGCATCCACGGCATCCGGCGGATCCAGCGCGCACTTCCGCAAATCGGAATTCAAATGTAAGTGCGGCGGTCGGTATTGCAACGGATATCCGGCAGGAAACACTAGCGCAAAGCTGCTGAACATCCTGGAGAAGATCCGGGCGCATTACGGGCGGCCAGTCAATATCAGATCCGGGCAGCGGTGCAACCGGCATAACGCTCAGGTAGGAGGCAATAAGAACTCCTCCCACAAGAAGGGCAAGGCGGCAGATATCTACATCAAAGGAGTCTGCGATACCGCGGCCGGGCGCCGGCAGGTGGTAGCGCTGGCGTACAAGTATGGCGCGAAGTATTCCTACGCCAATACAAGGCAGATGGGAACGAGCGTACACATCAATGTGTAGAGGTGAGAAATGACGGATTTGATTCTAGCCGCGTGCGGCCTGATCATCGCGCTTGGCGGCGCAGGTGTTTACGTAAAAAAGGCGGCGGACGCACTTAAGCGCCCGCTGGACGAAGTAAGGAACGACATTAAAGATATGAAAAAAGATCAGACAACGAATGAACGATATTTTAAAAATGATGCAGGTCGGCTCGACGAGCACGATAAGATCCTCCGGGAGATCCAGGAAGATCAGAAGCGCACGATGCGGGCAGTAGTACTGTTGCTGTCCCATGCGGAGACTGGTAACAACACCGGCGAGATCAAAAAGGGCAGAGCTGAGCTCGAGGACTACCTGATCAATAAATAGGAGAAAAGCAATGACCGAACGGCTGGAAACGCGGCGAAAGCTGCGGGCCGTCACCGGAGTGCAGGACTTCCAGAAACTACTTAACACTTGCGTCTTAACAGAGAATGAAAAAACACTTTTAAAACTCCACTATTTAGACGGCAAGAACCTGGCGTATATCGGAGACCTCTTAGGCTTCTCCGAGAGCGCTATGAAAACCAAGCACGCAAAGTGCCTGGATAAACTAAAAGACTTTCTATAAACTTTCAAAGGCCTTTCGTTATACAACGGGAGGCCTCTTTTTTATTACAATGAATTCAGGAGGTAAGGAGTATGTACGGTAACCAATTCTACAGCCCAATGCCGCAGTACAGCGCGCCTAGAGCGCCTATGCGGATGCAGTGCACCCCGGTAGGCTCGCTCGACGAAGTACGCGCCGCGCAGATCGCGCTTGACGGTTCGGTCCACGTGTTCCCCGATCTGACCGGTGCGAGGATTTACACGAAGCAGATCAATCTTAACGGGCTTCCGGAGATCAAAACCTATGAAATAGTCCAGGCACAGCCAGAAAACAGCCTGGAGGTGCGTGTAGCAGCCCTGGAGGCTGCCTTGAGAGGAGGAGAGGCCCATGGATCCGACGCAGATGTTAAGCCAGCTCGCAGCAAGCAGAAATCCGCTGCAGTTACTACAGCAGATGGCGGGAGATAACCCCGCATTTTCCAGAGCGATGCAGATGGCGCAAGGAAAGACCCCGCAGCAGCTCGAGCAGACCTGCAGAAATCTCTGTCAGCAGCAGGGCGTAGATTTTGACCAATTCATGCAGACTTTTAGCCGCTTCAGCGGCTTTAGGTAATATATGAAAGGGGGATAACCTATGGAAGCTATGACAAACGGAGGACTTCAGCCAGTCTACAACGTGAACGGCGACGGAGACGGCTGGGGCGGTGGTGGCTCTTGGTGGGCGATCATGCTGTTCTTCCTGCTCGCCTGGGGCGGCGGCTGGGGCGGCAACAGAAACCAGGAAGCTTTGACTCGCGCCGACCTGTGTCAGGGGTTCAACTTTAACAATCTGGACTCTGCCGTACGAGGCGTACAGAGCGGTCTGTGCGACGGCTTTTACGCCATGAACACAGGCATGCTGAACGGCTTCAGCTCGGTCAATCAGAACATCAATGAATCCCGGTTCGCATCCCAGCAGTGCTGCTGTGAGACCAATCGCAACATCGACTCAGTGAAGTTCGAGAATGCACAGAACACCTGCGAGATCACGACTGCGATCCATTCTGAGGGCGAAGCAACAAGAGCCCTGATCACGCAGAACGAGATGCAGAAGCTGAGAGACGAGCTGGCGGACGCTAAGCTGGCGAACAGTCAATGCGCTCAGAACGCGTACCTGGTAAACCAGCTCCAGCCGGTCGCGAAGCCTGCGTACATCACCTGCAGCCCTTACGCTGCAAGTCAGGCAGGCTGCGGAAGCTGTGCAATCTAGGCAGTACGCCAAGGGGTATTTTAAGAGGGCGGCTGCGGCTGCCCTTTTTCGTTTAAGGAAGGAGAAAGATTTATGAGTTGTAATTCTGCATTATATGCGGTCAATACGACCGCCGGAACGCCGGTCGCTGCCGGCGGCACGATCCCGCTCACCCAGGTGGTGCGCCGGTTCGGGTGTGGGGCGGTCTTGAACGGAGACGCGATCACGGTGAAGGGCCGCGGGTATTATGATATAGACGCTACTGTTTCGGTAGCAGCGACAGCGGCAGGCGCGGTAACGGTGAGCCTGCTGAAAGACGGGCAGCCGGTCCCTGGAGCTACCGCAACTGTGACTGCGAAAGCCGCAGGTGATATCGTTACTCTGCCGGTCAGTGCTATGGTCAAGGTGTTCTGCTGCGCGGAAGACCGGGCGAACCTGACTCTGGTCGTCACTGACCAGGCGGTAACTACGGTCAACGCGGCGGTAGTCGCTCAGAAGGTGTAAGCCGATGAAATCACTGAGAGACCTGACAGACCTGATCTATTCCGGTAAAGACCGGGATAAAAAGGAAGACGCAGACGCGATCTATTATGAGGCGGCGGACTACGTGAAAGCGAACAGCCCTGGCATGTACGAGAAACTGGTGAAAAAAGCAGAGGACATCCTCTACGAATTTGACACCGCATGGGCGCAGGAGAAAGTCCGGCACATGGAACCCGCCGGGGAGCACTGGAGTTATGACCAGGTGAAAGATGTGGCGCGTGCTCACGGTATCGAGAGTGGCTTTAAGTCCTACTATCTCGTGATGAACATGTACTACAACGACTCACGGAGGACGGTGGAAAAGTACCAGGTAGACACGCCAGACTTCTACTTCGATCTGGCGCATGACTTCATCTGCGATCCGGATGCACCGGCACACAAAGTGGCGAAGTATTTCAGCATGTACTAAAACATAATTATTTACACAAAAGGTATGTACAAGCTTGCTGAGCTCCGGGGCTGCCGCTGACAGAGTACGAGACGAGAGAGCTCTGGCCTGGGCTTTAAAAGCTAGCCGCTGACCTGCTGCATGACAGGATCACAGCTCCGGGTGCAGTGTAAAGCTCCATAGTTTCGAAAAAAGTGCTGTCTGGGGTGCCAATCAGCACTTTTTTCGAAACCTGACCTTCCTGGTCTCGCTTGACGATGCTGTCCGTGGCATACGTGATCAGCACCTCGTCGGGTGTAAGCTCCACAGCTTCGACCAGTGAGTCGAGGATCCACCGCTCTTGCGACTGGATCCGGTCAGGGTCAGACAGCGGGGCGAGAAGCCCGGCGAGACCGTCAGCGATCGCCTGCTCTGAGAGGATCCTGCAGGGTTCCTGCTCCGGTTCGGCTTCGATCGCACGCTGCACCTGCTCCCGCTGTTCTTCCAGATCATCAAGTCTGGTGAGCAGTGCCTTGGAGGCAGGTCTCTCAGCGAGAGCTGTGGTCAGGTTATCGATCTTCATATCTAAGCTTTTGAGACTCTTCCCGAGAGCCTCTATTTTTGATTCTAACGGATTTTCTTTCTTTTGGTAGGCAAACAGTCGAGCAGCCACCTCTTTAACCGTCTCCGGCTTACTCAGGGCTTCCTGCGCACATGCCGCGACAAAAGAATCGAGCTTGTCCTGCCGTACCGGCTGACCTTCGCACTTATTTGGGCATTTATAGTAATAGTATCGGCGACCTTTACTCAAGGTGCTGGTGCCAGTCATGCGTGATCCGCAGCACCCGCACGTGAGCTTCCCGACAAGAGCAAAGTCGTGCTTCACGCTTTTAGGCGGCCTTTCGCCTATACGATCACGGGCTGCCTGGAAGACCTCCGGATCCACGATCGCAGGTACGACACCGGATGCGCCGCCGTGGATCCCGAGGTATTTTTTATTCGTCAGCATATAGCGGACAGCTGAGCCGTTAAAAGGCTTACCTGTGGCTGTCCTGAAGCCCTGCTCGTTCAGCATCCGGGCGCAGTCTGCGAAGCTCGCACCACCCGTGTAAGCCTTGAACACTCCCCGGACGGCTTCTGCGCCGGCCTCATCAACAACGAAGTGCCGGTCTTTAAGAGTGTAGCCAAGCGGCGGTCTGGATCCAAGGGAGAGACCTTTAGATGCAGCCTCCGCCATGCCTCTTTTTGTCTTCCTGGACAGCTCTTCGGAAAAGTACTGGTTCCACCCTTCCATGATCGCCTCAAGAAGCACCCCCTCAGGGCCTTCCACATTCATCGTCGCCCATTCGATCGCAATCCCCAGCCTCTTCCTTAGCTCTGTCTTGTAGACTACCGCGTCGAACTTGTCGCGCGCAAACCGTGAGGTGTCATAGCACACCACCACATCGAACTTGTGAGCCTTGGCATCGTCCATCAATCTTTTAAACTCTTCCCTGCCCTTCGTGGACAGCCCGGATACGTGCCTGTCTGCGTAGACCTCTCCCAGTGTGTATCCTTTTTTCTCTATGTACTTTTTGCACTCCCTCAGTTGCCCTTCGATGGACAGCTCGGTCTGCCCAGAGCCTGCGGAGTATCTTGCGTAAATAACTGCTTTCATCTTGGTCTATTCCTTTCTGCAACACTTTAAACGGAATAAACGCATGCACGCGTATATGTGCCATATGCGCGTTTTTTAGCATGTGTATAGGTGTATACGCGCTTATATGTATGTTTATTTAGTTTTATATATAAAGTGTTTAAAGTGTTTATATATACATATAAGCCTTGAAATTTAAACGATTAAGCCTAAACAGTT